CGAACTGGACGATTCAAGGCCTGGGGCCGAAGACCCTCGAGGAGGGCGACGTCGTCGACCTGACGGCCGAGCAAGTCGCGTCTTTGAATGGGTCCGATGCGGTCACGAAGATCGCCGAAACGAAGAAAGAGGCGGCCGCCGACAAGGCGCCGCGCTCTGACGCAACCCCGAAGGTCTGAACATGGCAAGCCTCGTCTTCAATCGCGCGCTGGAACTTTGGGCCCGCGGCTCGCTCGACTTCGACACCGACACCTTCAAGGTGATGCTGACGACGTCGGCCTACGTCGAAGACAAGGACGCGCACGACTTCCGCAACGACGTCACGAACGAAGTCGCGGCCACGGGCGGGTACACGGCCGGCGGCAACAGCGCGACGGTGACCGTCACGCTCGACACGGTCAACGACCGGGTCGATATCTCCTTGGGCGGAACGACCTGGCCGGCCAGCACGATCACGGCACGCAAGGCGGTCTACTACAAGGCCCGCGGCGGCGCGTCGACGGCCGACGAACTGGTCGCGGTTAATGACTTCGGCAGCGACGTCATCAGCAGCAGCGGCACCTTCACGCTCAACGCGAGCACGCTCCGCATCTCGAATCCGTAAGGGGCCCGGCATGGCAACCGACACGCAAGTGATCTCGATCCCGCTCGACGAATTGACGCTCGAGCAACTCGTGCAACTCAGCCAGGGCCTGGGGCGCGATATCGACAAGCTGCGCGAGCAGCGCGCCTATCTCAAGGGCAAGATCGACGAGCGCCTGCAGGAAGACGCTGCCGTGGCCGCCATCCTCGCCAATCCGTCGCTGGCGGGCCTGCTGCTGCCGACCATGTCGGATGTGCGGGCGGCGAGGGTGAAGGCCAGCGTGCAAGCCGCATCTTCGGTGCAGGGCAGCGGCGCCGTGGCGCCAGGCGCGCGGATCGAAGCCGGCGTGCAAGGCTGACCGTGGTGGCGGCGCACGCCGTCGCCAATTCGTTGCTCGCGGGGTAAGCCGTGGCGATCGCGCAAGTCGGCACGTTGGGCACGGGTGCGAGCAGCACCAGCAACAGCAGCTATGCCCTCACGACGGCGACAAACGCCCTCGCGTCGGGCGACTTCGCCCTGCTGATCAACGTCACCGACAACACCAGCGCGGTCGACGGCAACAACAACGAGCACACCAGCGTCACCGGCGGCACCGGAACGTGGACGAAGCTCGGCGAGCACTGCAATAGCAACGGCGCGGCGGCCGCCGGCGTCACGACATCGCTGTGGTTGTTCCAGGCAACCGGCACGCTCGCGATCGGGTCCACGATCACGATGAACTTCAATGGCGCGCGGACCGACAAGGCCTCTGCGTTCTGGAAGTTCACGAAGGCCGCCGGCACAACGATCGCGTTGCAGACGGGAACGACGAACCCGATCACGAACGACACCGACGGCGCGGCCGGGTTTGGATCTGTCGCCTTCTCCGGGCTGGCGTCGGCATCGCGCCTCTACTTCCGGGCGCTCGGCAAAGAAGCAAGCTCGACAACGGCCCTGACCGTCTCGACGAACTTCACCGACGTCACCGGCACCCGCTCGCGCAACAACGTCAGCGCGGTGCTGGTGCGCGGCGAATTCCGCATCAATACGTCGACCGGCGAAACGTCGAACCCGACGCTGGCGGTTACCGGAGACACGGCCGGCCTGTTTGCGGCGCTGATCGAAACCACGAACGGCACCGGGTCGGGCGTCACCCTGACCGACACCGCGTCGATCGTCGTCGGCTCGGCCACCGGCGAGCAGAGCGCAACCGCCACCGGCGTCACCCTGACCGACACGGCATCGCTGATCGCCGGCGCAGCATCATCCTCCGTCGACGGGACGGCGAACGGCGTCACGCTGACACCGAGCGCCGCGCTGCTGGCCGGAACCGCGACCGGCGACGCCGCGGCGACCGGGCAGACGCTGACGCCGGCGGCATCGCTGATCACGGGAGCGGCCACCGGCGAGATCAACGGCACCGCGAACGGCGTCACCCTGGCGCCGACCTCGAGCATCATCGCCGGCGCTGCTCATGTCGACGCCGACGCGGCGGGGCAGACGCTCACCCCGAGCGCGGCCATCATCACCGGGGCTGCCACCGGCGACGCTTCGGCCGCCGGCGTCACCATCGCGCCAGCCGCATCGCTGATCGCGGGCGCGGCGCATGTGGACGCGGAAGCGGCCGGCGTCACGGTTTCGGCGGCAGCCTCAATCCTCGCCGGCTCGGCCGAAGGCGCCATCTCGGTCACCGCCAGCGGCGTGACGGTTTCGGCCCAGGCCGAGATCGTCGGAGGGGCGGCCAGCGGGGCAGCAACGGGCCCAGGTGCCACGATCGCACCATCGGTGGCACTCCTGCCCGGCGCGGCCACTGCGGGCACGCTGGCAGAGGGCGTGACGATCGTGGCAACGGCCAGCGTGATCCCCGGAGCGGCATCTGCGGCGGCGGACGCAACGGCGGCGGGCACGACCGTCTCGGCGGCGGCCTCGATCATTGCAGGCGCCGCGACCACGGCAGCCGACGCGACGGCGGGCGGCGCGACCATCGGCGCGAGCGCCTCGATCGTCCCTGGCGCGACCAGCGCAGACGCGACAGCCGAAGGCGGCCTGTTCACGGCAATCGCGCTCCTGATCCCTGGCGGCGCTGCGGCCGAGATCGCGGTGACCGCCAGCGGCGTGACCATCACGGCGATCGCGCAACTCAACGCCGGCCTGGCACGCGGCAAAGATCCAGACGCAACGCCAGGCTACACCGCAGACTCGCTGACGCCGACGCGCACCGCGCAGATTGCGGCCGCGAATCGCCAGGCGAACGATAGACTCGCGCCTGACCGTACCGCGGGCACCGGCGACCAGGCCAGGCGCGCGAGCATTGACGACATCAGGAGGTCCGCATGACGACCAAGTGGATAGACAAAGATCCCGGCGACTCGATCGTTGTCGAATTCGACTTCAGTGCCAGCGCGACCGGGCTGACGGGCACGCCGACGATCGCCGTGCAGGTATCCGACGCGCTCGCGGACCCGACGCCGGCCGACATTCTGTCGGGCACGGTCACGGTCGTCGGCACGACGGTGCGCCAACGGATCGTCGGCGGCATCACCGGGCTCGACTACTTCCTGCAGTGCACCGCCGTGAGCAGCAACGGCGACACCCTGACGATCGAATCGATCCTCCCGGTGCGCGCCAGGCCGATCGTGGCGGCCTACGTCCCGGTCTATTTGACCGAGGCCCAGTACGAGGCGCGCTTCGGCGAGGCCGAACTGAGCGATCTGCAGGCGCAAGGCACATCCTTCGGCCAGGCCGAGAACGAGGCGGCCAGCCTGGTCGATGGGTACATGGCGGCGAAATACGCGCTGCCGCTGGTCTCGGTCCCGAAGATCGTCACCGGATGGGCAGCGGACATCACCCGCTACAAGCTATGGGCAGAGCGCGCGCCGAGCGAAGTCCGCCAGCGCTATGACGACGCCATCAAGCAACTCGAGCAACTGGCGAAGGGCCTGATCGCGCTGCCGCCGGATGCCACCGGCGTCTCCTCGTCGGCGCCGCTTTCCTTCGGCGCCTTCAGCAACGAGCGCGTCTTCACCGAAGACAGCCTGGCGGGCTTCTGATGGCCGGGCTGACCTTCAAGATCAACGACAAAGGCGCGGCAGCCAAGCTGAACGCGCTGGCGAAGCTGACCGGCAACCTCGAGCCGGTCTTTGCCGTGATCGGCTCGAGGATCGCCTCGCGCATCCGGTTGTGCTTCAAGCTCGGCATCGACCCGTGGGCGAACCCGTGGGCGGCGCTCAAGATGCGCAAAGGCCAGCCGCTGCGCGACACCGGGCGCCTGCAGCGCAGCATCACATCGAAGCCGGATGCCAAAGGCGTGACCGTGGGCACGAACGTCAAGTATGCGAAAACGCATCAATTCGGCGCGACGATCGTCCCGGTCAAGGCGAAGCGGCTCGTGTTTCCAGGCCCGAACGGGCGCCTGATCTTCGCCAAGAAAGTGACCATCCCGGCGCGGCCCTTCATGCCAATCCAGAAGGGGCAAGAGGTTGTCGCGCTGCCGCCGGCGTGGAGCGCGGACGTTGTGCGCGCGATCAAGGCCTACTTCACCAAGACAATGAACACGGCAACGCCGACCCCCTGACATGTTCGCAACCGACGAAGCCACCATCCTCGCCAGGCTGCAGGCGAAAGTCCCGGCCGGCACGTTTGTCGCCACGCTGGACGACCTCGAGCGGGTGCCCGAGCTTCGGCAAAAGGCGCCGGCGGTTTGGGTGATCTACGACGGGTACAGCATCGCTGAGAAGATGCCGGCCCCAATGGGCGTGGCCCGCATCCGCCAGGATTGGTACGTCGTCGTGGCGACCAAGAGCGCGCGAGGCGCAGGCAGCACCGAAGTCGCCAAGTCGGCCGCCAGCGCTCTGGCGACGACCGTGATCGAAGCCCTGCTCGGCTTCCACCTTGGCGGTGGAAAGTATTTGCAGGTAGAAGAAGCACCCGGCCCGGAATACGATGGCGGCTATTGCCATGTCCCCCTGGCCTTTTCCAGCGCGGCCACCTTCAAGGGCCAACCCTAACCACCGGAGATCAAAACCATGTCGGACTACAGCTACATCGGAGCGGGCCGCGTTTACCTGCGGGACACCACCGGCTCGACCGGCCTTCTGTTCGTCGGCAACTGCTCGGCGCTCGACTTCGGCGTGACCGAAGACACGAAGGAACTGAAGGACTACACGCAAGGCGGCGGCGGCACCTACAACGAAGTGCGCCGCATCGCTTCGGTCGAGGGCAAGCTGACGCTGCACGACTTGAACCCCGAGAACCTGGCGCGCGCGCTCTTCGGCACGAGCACCGCGCAAACCGCGGCAACGGTCACCGACGAATCGCACCCGAGCGTGATCGCCGGCGGCTTCGTGGCGACGACCTACATCCCGTTGTCGATCACGAGCGTCAAGGTCGGCGCGGCGACGAAGACGGTCGATACCGACTACATCGTGCGCAACGGCGGCATCGAGATCGTTGCCACCGGCAGCATCATCACCGGCGACACGGTGCTGATCACCTACTCGAAAGCCGCATCCGATGTGGTGCAGGCCCTGGTCGCGTCGGCGAAGGAATACGAACTCTACTTCGACGGCATGAACGAAGCGCGCAGCGGCAAGACCACGCGGATCAACGTGCACCGCATGAAGATCGGCGCCGCGGCCAACCTCTCGATGATCGGCGACGACTACGCCGCGCTCGAGATCAGCGGCAAGCTGCTGAAGGACACCACGAAGAACGGCACGACCGTCTCGCAGTACTTCAAGGTTGAGGTCGAGCAGTGAGCGATGCCAGCGACCTGAGCGCCATCGATCCCGCGCCTTTCAGCACGGTGATCCTGGGCGAGGGCCTGACAGCGCAGACGATCGTCGTCAAGCCGATGAAGCTCGGCAAACTGCCGGCCTTCGCGCGCGCATTGGGGCCGATCTCGGGCGACATCGAGAAGATGCTGGCCGAGGGCCTGTCGGCCGGCGCGGTGATCAAGCTCGTCGAGGGCCGCTTCGGCGACGTCCTCGAGGCGCTGCAGATCGCTTCCGGCGCGACGCGCGAGGCGCTCGAGGAGTCGACACTCGACCAGGGCATGGAACTGCTGCTGGCGGTCCTGCGGGCCAATCGGGATTTTTTCAAGGGCCGGGCGGCAACAGTCCTCCGCACGGCGGCAACGCTGAACAATGGGGCTGGCCCGACTCCATCCAAATCCTGATCGGTGCCGGGTGGTCATTCAACGAAGTCAAGGAACTCACACTCGGGCAGGCGCGCAGCTTCATCGACGCCGTCGAACGGCAGCAGAGGGACAAGCGCATAGGTGATGCGCTGGCGGCCCGGATGGCGCAAGCCGACGGCCCCAAGTGGAAGACCTACATGAAGGGGTTGCGCGGTGGCCGCTGATCTTGAATTCCGAATCGGCGCCGAACTCTCGGAGATCAAAGGCGCGCTCGCGAGCCTGCGCCGCGACTTCGCATCCGTCAACTCGGCCGCACGCCAGGCCGGCAACGTCGGCGGCAACTCCTTCGGCGGTATCCAGAAGTCCGCCGGCAGCGCGGCCGCCACGATCGGGCGCCTGGTTGGCGGCATCTTCGCCCTTGGCACCGCGCTCAAGGCAATCCAGGCCGCCGACGAACTCGTCACGCTCAACGCGCGGCTGAAGCTCGTCACCGGCAGCCAAGAGGAATTCAACGGCACGCAAGTCGCGCTGTTCGAACTGGCGCAGCGCACCCGGTCGAGCCTGACCGACACGATCGGCCTCTACACGAAGATCGGCCTGGCCGTCAAAGACGCGGGCGTGGGGCAAGGCCGCCTGATCGGCATCGTCGAGACGATCAATCAGGCGGTGCAGCTTTCGGGCGCGAGCACGCAGGCAGCCGAGGCGGCACTGACGCAGCTAGGCCAGGGCCTGGCGAGCGGCACGCTGCGCGGCGAGGAACTGAACTCCGTCCTCGAGCAGACACCGGCGCTGGCCGACGCCATCGCAAAGGGCCTCAAGGTCACCCGCGGCGAGCTTCGCCAACTCGGCCAGGACGGCAAGATCACCGCCGAGCAAGTGATCAAGGCGCTGGCCGACCAGAAGGACGCGGTCGCCGAGCAATTCAATACCCTGCCGGTGACCGTCGGGCAGGGCATCACGCTGATCCAGAATGCCGGCCTGCAACTGCTCGGCACGTTCGATTCGGCCACCGGCAGCACCGCCGGCCTGGCCCAGGTGCTCAAGTCCTTCTCGGAATTCCTGGCGAGCGACGAAGTCACCGGCTCGATCATCGTCTTCGGCGAGACGGCCAAGCAATACTTTCAGCTTGCGGTCGAGGGCGCCGAGGCGCTGCTGGCGATCGGCGGCGCGGCGATCGAGATCTTCAACGATGTAATCGCGGCCGAACTCGGGCAATCGCTGGACGAGATCGAGGCCCTCTCGGGTGGCGTCGTCAAACTGCCGCGCACCATTCAAGACATGGTGGCGCTGGTCATTCGCGCCTTCAAGGAACTGCCGGCCAACATCAAGGCCTTCGTCGGGATCGCGGTGGTGGGCGTGACGGCCGCCTTCGACCAGATGAAAAGCGACGCGCAGGAACTGAAAGACGTCCTGTTCGCCATCTTCAACGACGACACGATCGACGCCGCGCGAAAGCGGGCAGACGAGCGGCGCGAGATCATCAGGACCGCGAGCGCCGAAACGATCGCGGCGATCCTGGCCGAGCGCGACGCGGCGGTCGAGGCCGGCGAAGTGATGGCCCGCGCGCAGGCCCGCGCACGCGCGAAGGCCCGCGATTACGTCGGATCGCAGAGCGCCGGAACCTTCAAGAAAAAGGCCACCGAGGAGGAGATCAGGAAAGCCCAGGCGCTGCGCAAGGCCCAACTCGAGGGCGAAGAAAAGCTCGAGAAGGACAGCGCAGACCGGATCAGCGGCGTGCTTGCGGACTATTACGCCGACGGTCTGATCTCTGCGGCGGCCTACTATTCGGCCCGCGAGCGCCTCGAGCTTGAGTCGGTCGACAAGTCCCTGGCGATCGAGCGCAAGCGGCTGGCCGAGGCGAAGTCGCCGGCCGACGCCGAGAAGGCCCGGACCGATATCGCGCTGCTCGAGCGGTCGAAGACCGACATCACCAGCAAGGCCAACCGCGACCGCGCCAACGCCGAGAAGGACACGAACAAGGAACTCGAGCAGGCGCGCGCGCAAGACCTCGAGAACCGCGGGCAGATGGCGGCAGCCGCGGCCATTCGCCTGGAAGCCCAATACCGCGACCTGATCAAGCGGCTCGAGGCCGAGGGCAACAAAGAGGGCGCCAACCTCATCCGCAAGCTCATCGATGCCGGCGTGGCGAAGGCGCAGTTTGACGAGATCAACGCCGAATTCGAGCGCCTGACAGCGCGCCTGCAAGCCCGCCAGGGCGAGATTGCGGCGCAGCGCGACACCGGCGCCATCACGCCCGACGTTGCGGAAGCCCAGGCCAGGGACGCGCGGTCGCAGGCAATGGTGCAGATGGAAGCGCTCAACGTCCGCATGCAGGCCCTGGCGGCGAGCACGAACGACCCGGCCATCATCGATGGCGCGAAGCGGATCGGCGCGGCGCTGCGCGACATGGGCATCGAGGGCGCGACCGGCATCGACCGGGCCATCATTGACCTCCGATCTAGCCTGTCCAACTTGCAGCAGGGATTCGCCCAGGCGGCCACCGGCGCCGGCGTCAACGCGCTGCAAAACCTCTTCACCGACCTGGCGAGCGGAAGCAAGACGGCCGGCCAGGCAATCAAAGACTTCGCGCTCGGATTCATTCAGAGCATGGTGCAGATCGCGGCCCAGGCGCTGGCGACCTTTCTGGTCCTCCAACTGCTCGACACCTTCTTCCCCGGTGCCGGCAAGCTCGTGGGCGCGACCGCGGGCGCGACAGCCGGCGTCAAGCACGGCGGCGGCATGGTCGGCCAGGGCCGCATCCGAAGCGGGCTGAACCCGCTGCTCTTCGCCGGCGCTCCGCGCTTCCACAACGGCGGCATGGTCGGGCTGAAGGCGGACGAGCGGCCGGCCATTCTGCAGACCGGCGAGGAGGTCTTGTCGCGCACCGACCCGCGCAACCGGAACAACGGCGGCGCAGGCCGCGGCGACACGAACGTGCGGATCATCAATGCGGTCGACCCGGAACTGGCGGGCGAATTCTTCAATTCGCCGGCGGGCGAAAAGGTCTTCTACAACCTGATCAGTCGCAACTCGGCCCAGGTGCGCAACATGCTCGGGATCTAGGGCATGCCGCGCTTCTTCGGCTTCCACCCGACCAGCGACAGCGTGCTCACCGAGCGCTGGCGCTGGCTGACCGACGTCCAGACGGCAATCGACGGCACGCAGATTCGGGTCGCGCTGCGGGACGACCCGCTGCTGGCGGTCGAATACGACACGATGACGGGCGACTTCGCCTATCTGCTGGACGCGCTGATCACGGCGAACCAGGCCGACACCTACTATGTGCCGGTATGGCAGGACCGGGCGACCTTGGGCGCGAGCGTGACCGCCGGCGCCTCGAGCATCACGGTCACCACGACCGACCTGGCCTACAAGGTGGGCGGCTTCGCGGCCATCTGGACCGACCCGGCAACCTCCGAGATCCTCGAGATCACCGCCGTGGCGGCCGGATCGATCACGCTGCTGGCGCCGACCACGCTAACCTGGCCGGCAACGGCCCAAATCGCGCCCGTGAGGCTCGCGCGGCTGGCGGCCGAGGCGGGTGGCAGCCGATTCACCGGCAGCGCCCTGCAGGCCCGCGTGCTCTTCGACATGGAAGACCCGATCGCCGTGACCGGCATCGAATGGGGCACCGGCGCCGGCGGCCCGTGGACGATCGACGGTTTCTCGCTGTTCACCCGGACCCCGAACTGGATCGAAGACCCGCGGGCGGACTACAGCAGGCGGCTGCGGGTGCTCGGCGGGGTGACGAGCGCCAGGTGGCAAGACGACCCGAGCGGCCGCAACTGGATCTTGCGCACGCACCAGCATACCTGCGCCAGCCGGGCCGAGATCATCGCCCTCAAGGCCTGGTATGCGCAGCGCCGCGGCCGGCACCAGGCCTACCTCGCGCCGACCTGGGAAGCCGGCCTGGCCGTCACCAGGGCCAACGGCAGCGCCGACACGCAGCTATACATCACGAACCGCGGCTACGCGAGCCTCTACGCCGGCATGACCGGGCGCGGCTACGTCGCGCTGCGCGATGTGAACGGATGGCGGGTGCGCAAGGTCAGCAGCATCAGCGCGGTCGACACCGACGAGGAGCGGCTTAACTTCACCGGCACGATCGGCGTGGCCGGGACCGTGGCCGGCTGGCTCGATGTGATCTTCTGCGAGCCGGCGAACCTGGCCGCTGATACGCTCGAGCTTCGGTACTTCACCGAATCGAGCGCCGACGCGGCCATCACGCACGAGCAAGTGATCGCATGACCTACCTCGCAAAAGAGCAGAGCACCCAGGACGCGAGGCCGGTCGAGCTTTTCCGGTTCGTCATGGATGCGACGACC